GAATTAACAGCATCCATGCAGAGACCTACCTGCATCGGCGTAACCTCAATATCCAGGATCACGCTCCAAAGTCTGGCAATCCTAGTAAAATTTTTTATTGGCGCATCATAATGATCGCCTCTGGCATCAATCACCACCGCCGCCTCTTCCAATAACTGTTTTCCTAATCTGGTCAAAATGGTGTCTCCCCATACTTTGCCGCATCATATTGCGGTTCTGGCATATCTGAAAATGGATCATCAAGTTCATGTGTATATGTCGATGTGACAGGGTTGAAATACAGGCTTGCCTGACCCTGCTGGCCTACCCATGAGAAGCGGCACTTCCATATGTGGATCTGGCTTTCGGTTTTATTCGGGTCTGGGCGATGCACTGTGAGTCCTACGTCTGCCTTGGCGAACCATGCGGCAGATCCCGATATGTCATAGCCCTTTGGGGCTGGTATCTTGCCATTCTGATCGCGCATCATCTTTGTTGGGTGTGCCACGAACCAGAGATGTATCCCATGCGACTGAGCGAACACCCTCAGCTTTGTAAGCATATCTGAAATCCAATCTGTTTCCGATATGTCACGGCTCTTGGCTATGTAGTTGTATGGGTCAATGATCGCGCCCTTGATGCCATTCCGCATCACCGCAACCTTCAGCCTTTCAATAATTCCCTCGACTGTAGCCATCGAACCATCAGCCTGATAGACAAAAGAGAAGTGAGATTGAATAAACGCTTTACCCCGTTCCAATTCACTTTTTGTCATTCGCGGTGTCATGCCATCAAAAAAAGGCTTTTCAAGATATTTGCTGATCAGCTTTGCTATGTGTATTCGTGGTTCGTTCTCAAATGAACAAATACCAAACTTCCAATCCTCCCGCGAAGCAAGATTTATCATAATTTGATCAATAAATTCTGACTTCCCTGATGATGGATGCCCAGTAACCACCGTGAGTTGTCCTTCTACAACGCTGTATAATTCATCCACATTTGGATATCCTGTTTTTGCACCTGAGCCGATACCATTGACATAAATCTCATCCAGATCCTTATAAAAATGTGATGCGTCATACAGACCAGCAACAGGCCACGGCTTACAAAATGCAGTGATATCATCAAGTTTCTTTTTACCATGCTTCACAAGGACATCATTCGCGTCCTTACAATCCTCTGGAAACTCAATCTTCCAACACCTGTCCTTGCCTATGCGTCTGGCAATCTCTTCTGCCATTGCCTGTCCGGCACTATCGTGGTCTGTCGCAATTATAATTTTCGCGGCTAGGTCTATTTTGTTTTTTGCATCCCATAAAAACTTAAACTTGTTGTCCTCTTCTGGGTCAACATCGGTATCCACCACCTTCATCACCGCGCCATTCGGCACACTCACCACGCTATCGTAACCAGCTTCCATGAATGAGAGGCAGTCCATCTCCCCTTCACAAATAATCAGATCGTCATTTGTTGCCACGCTATCAATATTAAAAAATGATTGTGGGCTTCCATTACATGAAAAGCCTTTATCAGACAAACTTCTTATTTTTGCTGCGTATTGCTGACCTTGATTTGTGTATGGAAAAACAACGCACTCTGTCTCAGCATTCACTGCGCGTATGTAAGTTTTGGATGTTTTTAGTTTTGCCTTATTTGCCGTGTCTTCAGATATTCCGCGACTTTTGAGCCAAGCTATTGAGTTATCAGATAGTTCCCTGTAATCGTGCTTGACTGCTAGTTGCATCGGTTTTCTCCTAGTTTTAATTTCGTGAAGTTCCAATTTGATTTTGCCAGTCTCCAGACAATGGTGGCAGTTGTAAAGGATGTGTTCTTTTTCAATATTTAATGAGAGGTCTTTCATGCCCTTTTTTCTTCTTGTCGAAGAACAAAACGGACACTGAACCCTGTGTTGACCAGCGCCAAGTTTATGGGCTGTGCCAATTAAAGTATTTTCGATTTTCATATGTCCCTCCATAGAACAGCAAACACGATATTCTCAGGAGAAAATGTTGTCAACCCCGGAGCCGGGGTTAATGATTTAGTTCGTGAATAGTGTTTATAATATATATATTATAATATATATGGTTATAATAAATTAGTTATATATAACTTATTCTCTCTCTAATAAATGCTTAATCATCCTGCCTTTCATTTTTGCCAGCGCTGGTTTCATTGATAAAATTTCTATAAAGTTTTTTTTCATTCTATGTGTATCGAGTGAGGCAAGATCGCAAACAGTATCAAAGTCTGGTGAGTTAATCCATTCCGATACTAAATCCTTTTGTTTCAGATCTTCAAGGTAGGCATCCGAAATAGCTTGGGATACCACCTGCCTCCAAAGGCGACACTCTGATGAGAGTTCTGGGGCGGTCTCTGTCAAGCGACCAGTATATATGCTTCTGTTTAACTTGCCTGTCATTTTCGTAGATAAGCCCCTGCATACAATCCAAAATTAAACTCTCATCAAGGTCTGGCCTTCTTGATGAATAGTAAATTAACATTTCAACACATACATCCGACTTAAATAATTCGTCAAGTTTTTCACACTGATCACAAAATGTATTTACATATTTTCGTGCCTTGTCGGATTTTATAGATATTGGCCTTCCTTTGAGTCTTACGATCTTTCTGCTGTTGGCCTTACTGGCTGGTTCTCCAAGTATTTGAAATTGATGTACTTTTTTAGCCATATTTAATATCCATCTTACCTATTGACAATACTGTATATAGATGCCATATAAGTAATTCAAGTTGGGAGACTTAAATGCAAATCACTAACAATCATAACCTACCAGAATCATTCGTCAACTTTGCCCGCAACGACAAATACAGTAAGGGCAAATCTGACATCTCTGTCACAACTTTAATTGATAGCCCTCGCGTCAGGTTACTGCGTGAGGCAAACTCTACTGAGTTAACATCCGATGCGTCAGATATGATCTGGCCTCTTTTCGGTACTGCTGTTCACCACATACTTGAGAGTTCAAAAAATGACGAGGGCGTGACTCTTGAGGAGCGTCTTTACGCCGATGTCAATGGATGGATTTTATCTGGTGCTGTTGACCATCAGAAAACCGATGGAAAAACAATCTCTATAACAGACTACAAAGTTACCAGTGTATGGTCTGTAATATATGGGAAGATTGAATGGGAACAGCAACTAAACTGCTACGCTTTTTTGGCACAAAAAAATAAGGGAATGAAAGTAAAGTCTTTACAGATATGTGCCATACTTAGGGATTGGAACCGCCGTGAGGCAGAGCGTAAGGAAGAATATCCAAAAGCACCAGTTGTATTAATCGACATACCTATCTGGCCTGATACAAAGAGGATTGAATACATAAAAGAACGGATCGCCATGCATCAGGATGCACAGGTTGGCTACGACCTGTCTGGAGACTTTCCACTATGTTCCGATGAAGAACGCTGGAAGCGTGGTGAGGCATGGGCTGTAAAGAAAAAAGGCTTGAAAAGGGCTATGCGCGTTTTTGATAATCAGGAAGATGCTGAAAAATTTATGACAGGGCAAACATTCCCTGTCGAACTAGAACATCGTGCAGGGGAACTTGTACGCTGTAATGGCGACTACTGCGGTGTCGCTAATTTTTGCTCACAGTTCAAAGGAGATATAGTATGAGCAGTGTTTGGGAGACCTTATCCAAGGTTGATGTTTCGGATCATACCGAAGAAAAGAACGGCCTGACTTATTTAAGTTGGGCATGGGCTTGGGGTGAGGTAAAAAAAGCCTTCCCTCAAGCTAGATATGTAAAGCATATCTGGTCTACTGAGACTTATCTGGACAATCCAGATAGACCTGATCGTGGCCTACCATACACCAAGGACGAGCATGGCTACGCATATGTGGCTGTGACTGTTCGGATTGGTGATGAGGAGCAGACGGAGATTATGCCTGTTCTGGACTATAAGAACAAATCTGTTCAAAATCCAGATAGCTTTCAAGTCAATACCGCCTTGCAGAGATGCTTGGCAAAATGTTGCGCCATGCACGGATTGGGGCATTACATCTACGCTGGAGAGGATTTGCCAGAGGGTGTAGAGCAGAAGGTGTCTGTAACGTCCTCAGATGGCTCTGTAAAGGACGTTGAGGGTATGAAGCTGTTATCAGAGGTCTTTATGACCTTCATCCCTGAGTGCGCCAATTTGGACGACTTAAGGAAGTTCTGGGGTACTAATAAAGATGCCTTGGAAATCCTAAAGAAGGGTGATGCCGCCCTATATCAAAAAGTTCTAGGGAACTTTACCACTCATAGTGAAAAATTCAAAGGAGAAGAGAAATGAGTGATTATCCGCCATCGGGAGTCTTGTTTTCTAACAAGAAAAAAACCAAGGAAACCTCACCTGACTACACAGGCAAACTTGAGTTGTCTGACGAGGTTATAAATGACCTCACTGATCAGATGAGTAGAGGTGTTAAAAAGCCTGTATTGTCCTTGGCTGGCTGGAAAAAGACTGCCAATAAAACAGGGGAGACATTCCTGTCTCTCAGGGGAAACAAGTATGAGGAAAGGGGTCAGGCTCAGGGAAAGCCAGCCCCAGTATCTTTAGATGATGAGGTTCCATTCTAATGACAAACTTTATTAAAAAAATCTTCGCCGCCATATCAGGTAAGTCTTGTTATCAAAAGCCAACAGGGCCAATAACAAAAAGGCCAGTAGAACACTTCGCTGTCTTTCAACACGTTAGCCAAGATGGAAATGATTGCCAGATAAAATACGGATGGCACGTTAAGACATCCAAGCTGATGAAGGTTGGCGATTACGCCAGACTTCCAGAGGCTCAGGCCGCAGGGCTTTATCAGGCAATAGTTTCACAACACGGGGCTAAGTCTGCAAAGACAAAAACTGTTTTTGCTAACAGGACTGGCACTATGAAAGTTGTGGAAAGGATAAGGTGATAAAGACCTCTAGGATCAGGTCTCCTAGATATTTGAGAACCCTGCGCGGTTCGCCGTGCTTGGTTTGCGGATATGGCGCAGAGGCACACCACATCATGTTCGCAGAGCCTAACGCTATGGGAATGAAGGTGGGAGATAATTGGTGTGTTCCTCTGTGCCACCCCTGTCACATGAAACTGCACCACTTTGGTGATGAAAGAACGTGGTGGGATTTACAGGGAGTTGATCCAGTTGAGTGGGCTAAATCGAATTGGGAGAAATTCAATGGATGAAAGCGTACAAATTGCTTACGACTTGAAGCATCAGATTGAGTGCTTGCCAGAACACATCAAAAAAAATGTATTCGTTGATGGTGCTGAAACAGAGCATGATATGTTGGCTAGAATAGCCATAGTTGTTCATGCCCTTGAAACCCATAAAACTGACATAAAGTGAGGAGTGAATGAAAAATATTTTAGATATGAGCCTTGATGAGTTTTCCTGTCATTTGAAGGATCTTAATGACAAGGTGTTAAATTTCAAACTGCATGAAGAGGCATTAAAGGACAAAAGAAAAAACCCCAGAAACACTAGGGTTTATACCAATAAAAAGAGAGGCGACTTCTACGGAAAAAGCAAGTGGGTTCATTTGACCTCTCACGATCCGCTACACAACACCATGCACAATTCAAGGGAGTCGGTCATAAGACAGGCCATAAGTGGACTGAATGAACTTAACAACACAGTCAACACTGGCAAGCCAAGACAAAATCAGATGAGGATAGAAAGATGAAAGATGATCTTTGTTATTTTCCAACTCGAAGGCTTTGCTCATTAAATGATCGTTTAGAAGATAATTTTTTTCCAGATGATCTAGTAAATGTTTTTAAGCAAGAGATAAAAACATATACAAGAATTAAGGGTGGCATAAAAATTAATACACACACCAGAGACTTTATTGGCGGTCAGCACTATGATTGTCGTCAGACACAGATAATGCTGGGGGAAAAGAATGATGAATGAGGTTCGGGATGCGGCTGTAAATTTTGAGGCAGTAAAAATATCCATGTCTCAAGATAGAAACGGCATTACGCTTAGGCTATCCCTGCATCCAAACGAGTGTCCACCAAGTCTGCACACTGATTGGGTTGGGTCTCGCTACATGGTGGCAATGGTCAAATTAAACGATCAGGAAGAGCCTGTAGTGCCTGAGCAAGAGCGTGAAATTAAGAAGATGATTTCAAGTGCCGGTATGCTTTGTCGGAATGAGGATTTTGGTGTCTTTATCGGTGCGGAAGATAATACTGAAGAAAGCATTGCTAACACCATGAGGGCGAAGCTGGAAATACAATCAAGGACTGATCTCAGAAACAACTCTGAGGCCAGAGAAAAATTTAAGAACTTAACAGAGGGATTTGAGAGATGGAAAAAGGGATATCAACAATAGACGAGCTTATTTCCATAAAGGATTTATGCTCTGTTTTATCTATGACTAGACAGTCTTTGTATGGGATAAGGAAGAATGATGAGAGCTTTCCAAAGCCAATCATTCAAAATCCACAGAGGTGGACTAAAAGATCTATTCAAGAATGGATAGATGGTAAAAGTTCCACATAACTTTTTTTGGGGGGTAATCACAACTCCTTTCCGTGGGCAACGAGCAGTAGGTTTGTCGATGTCCCAGCCCCTGCACAGGGGGTAGAACACAAGGCTATAGATCTCTAATCACTCAGTCCCCATGCATGTTTATTGCTGTGTGATGTGAGTAAAATCGAGATTACCTTAAAGCATGACGAGATCAATCTATAGAACACCTACTTTACGCCAGCGTCCCTCAACAGGGCGTTGGCTTTTTTAACGATTAAGTTAATTTTTTCCCTGTATCTTTTTATCAAAGGCCCCTTCTGAGAGTCAGGTATTCGTGGATTCCTCTCTATCTCCTTTCTTTGTCTCAGAAGTTGATTTCGTGCATTGTTCATTGCTTTCAACTGACCATATATGGAAAGCTCTTTGGCAAACTTCTGCCTTATTCTTGCCTCACCCTCGACATCACCTCTTTGTCTTGCGTATTGCAGTTCCTTGCCTGCATAAAGAACCTTATCCCTGTTCTCAATAAACGTGCCGACATCTTCAAATGCAGATGGATTGACGCCGACCTTACGCAAGAAAGGTATCTCCCTGATGATATCCCCTTCGTAATCACCCTTTAGGGCATCCACAACCTTTAACGGAGCCTCTGCTGTTCGTTGAACAAACTTACCCGCAGCTCCTGTGTAGAAACCAAAAATATAATCAATGATATCTGGAGAAACATTTGCAGCTCCCGGAGTTACATCAGATCCACCTGTCAAATCATTAATTGTCCTTGATATTGTTTTTGATATACCGCTTGTTGTTGTCCAGTGCCTTTGGCTGGCTGGTTTTTGCAATCCAAACTGCGAACCCTCTTTGAAAATAGGTGATCCATCAAAGTCTCTATTAACAAACAAGGATGTTGCTGGTTCGAAGACTGTTGGGGAGGCAACGATTGCATAATCACCAACCTCATCAAAATCATTTACACCGCCTATCGGGCTGATTGATTCAAGCAGGGTTCCAAAGATGGAATTAGATGCCTGACCAACAGTGTATTCACCCCTTTGAGTTCTGCTTAACGCTCTACCAAGATTAACGGCAGAGTTGATTCCATATCCAAGTGGTATCTTTATGTACTTATCATCAGACAGACCAAGGGTACTCATCATAAGGTTGTGTTCAAGCGTGTAATCGCTCAACTCATCGTAATCAGGAATGCCATCCTCATCTTCGTCACCAGAAATGGCCGCAAGGAACTGATCTTGTAGTATTCCATACAGGATCATTCCGCCCCATATCTTACGAACTCTTGG